CGTCTTATTTTGCTCTCATAATGTTCCACTTTATACTTTGGCATATTGCTCATATTATATCTTTCTTGTTAGTGTTTATAATAAGCTGGGGATTTGAGTGGGAAGGTGTCTGTGTACTAATTACTTTAGTTGGAGGCTAATTGAATTTTCCACGACTTGTTTTTCACCACTCTAATCACCAACTAATCCTATATACTGCTTGACAACATATAAGTCAAGTGTTATATTAACAATATGAACGATATAGGAAATATAGGAATTATTACAAACGAAAGAATAAAAGAAGATATTACACTTGGATTGCGTTGTCCTCTTTGTGAAGAATTTACAAAGTATGATGAGTGGGCAAAGCCAAAAGTTGCTTGTATTGATTGTGGGATAGAAGAATAAAACTTGAGCCCTGAACCATAAGGGTATCAAAAAGCGAACAAGTAGGTTTGTGTTGGCTTATGGTTCTGGGGTCAAGCTAGTCGAAACAGGAGCAAGTCCGATCGGGTACAGCTCGTCTGCAGTATTCTATCTTGGCCAAACTTGAGCCCTGAACCAAGAGCTATCGGAAAGTATACGCCGTTGTTATCTTGGTTCTGGGGTCAAGCATGGACACTGGACTTGTCCAGAGGAAGAAGTGTTTGACCACTTGAGCCCTGAACCAACAACCCTTGATATCAGGGGGATGATGCACCCTAGAGGTATAAACGCAGTCTGTTGGTTCTGGGGTCAAGCAGAGAGAAAACTGGGCAGACTAAACCAGCAATGGTAGGGAGTCGTAATCCTGTATTCTCTGCAAGGCCAAACTTGAGCCCTGATCCATTGCACTGGTACTGCATAAAGTCATGATGAGCGATGGATCTGGGGTCAAGTGTGGAAGGACCATTTAACGATGGGATTGACTGCCTACTTGGCCAAGCATCAAGCCACAAGCTTGACACAATTGAATGATAAAGGAAAAATATGATTAGAATAAATTTAGATATTAAGAATGCATCCCAGGGGCAGCTTCGCTCGTTAGAATGTGAGCTCCGGATATTGTCGCGCCAGTGGCGATCTTTCGGCCCTATTATTAAAATCGATGGTAAGGATGCTGGGACAAATAAAGATCTCAAGGTCAAAGATGCCAGCCGCAAGCGAATAGCCAAGAAATGGTCAAGAGCTTTATCGAGATGGTAGAAGGCCCAAGCACCAAGGCTCAAGCAACAAGCGCTCAACCTCAGGTTGAACTCAAAATGAACAGATAACGATTGACAATGATTCAGGGATATTGTAGGATGTATACATGTTTACAAATAGAGATTATGCAATCTAACAGTAAACAGATTGGGACGCTGGGCTGCGATCATAACCAACAGCCCGGACCCGGAGCTCTCTGCAGGTGATGCGCTCAACTAGCCGCGGACCTGCCAGGGCAAACACTAACAAAGGAGAAAGAACATGAGTGCACTAAGAAAGAAAAAGAAAAAGATAGAACCAACAATTGAAGATTACAAAGAAGCAATTCAAATCCTTATGGTTGATTATGCTGATGTCTGGGAAAAGACAAATACATTTAAAGAAGTCGATAAAAAATTAAATAAGCTAGGAATATAAAATAATGCAACATAAAAGCTTCGCGCAAATGAATAAAGAAAGGAGAAAGAACATGACACTACAAGCACCCTTGGTAAAAGGAGAAAAGAAACCAGAGACATGCGAAGAGCAGCTTCGCAGAATGTGCAAGGACATTGCAGAAAACATAACAGCCGGAGGTGGACCTGACATAACAAGAGGAGCGAAGGACGCATCCAGCTTCATGGAAGGCGTGTATGATATAGAATGGATCACGCACAACGACCATACTTATAAGGCTGCTAGGTTACTAGTTGCCGGAGGCGGCCCAAACATTTGGGTGAATCTTCACACTGACACAGTTGATGGTTATTGGTGGGGAGACCATTGCAAACATAGCTTCGATGACAACATCGGCCTAAACGATTATCTAGAGGAGCTGCACAGCTGTAAATGACCTGGCACCATCCTAACTATTATAAAAAGCTTCGCGCAGCGCGCAAAAAAATTCCTGTTAGTGGAAGATCCCTGGACCGGGCAACCGGTCCTGCGGAAAATTTAAACGCAGAGAATAGTGAGAGGTTCGTAGATCAAGCTACAAGCAGCGGAAGGCTCAAGCCACAAGCTTTAAAGCTTTCGAACCAACCTCAGGCCTCAAGCGCCAAGCGACAAGCATCCCAGCCAGAGTAACAAGCGTCAAGCAACAAGCCACAAGCAACAAGCTCCTTGATTCTAGAACCATGGAACATGGATATTGGAGAAGTATTAGGGGGTAAAGGACCGAGGGTCTTTACCATGATAAAAGTATTCTTCGGATGCTTAGAATGGAAGGCAATTTGATGGGGTGAAAAACGAATTTTTTTACTCTTCGTTACCTTAAGTTCTAAAGTGCAAAAGTTCCCAGAAGTATTGTAGACCAACAAATCAGGAGTGCCAAGTAGACTAGAGTTTTCAATCCTAATGAAGGAAATTCCTTTAAGATTTCTTTTAATTTGTTGATAAAATTTAGCCTCTGGGCCCATGTATTTTTTAAGGTAAACATAACAGGCAGATACTAATAATCATTACGCATTTTATCCGGAATAATAATTTTTCTATCCTGTTTAGTTTTTAAAACTAACCTGTGAGATTGGTGATTACGAGTGGCTCCAATGATTGTCTGACTATTTTCGTGAACTTCCATACGTTTAATTTCTTCTAAATATCCATTTACTTCAACGTAAAGAACAGCATCACTCATAGCATTACCTTGCCTGCTACCATCTTTTTTAGATTCGGTAAATTTCGATAAGAATTCCTGAAGGTCTCTTACTCTCATTTCTTTTTCTCCTCAAGAAGTTTTTCAATTTCTTTCTTATAAGTATTATTATTAAACTGCAGATCTTGAATAATTCTAGCCTGCTGGACTAATTTAGTACTCAACTCATCAATTATGTTCTTCGCACCATTTAATAAATTCTCCGTTTTAATCCAATCAGCCTCTTTTTGTTTCCAATCCCAAATCTCTTTTTTATACCGATCTATAAGAAAGGGTAAATCTTCTGCTTTTATCTTAGTATCATTCTCATCACTCATATCTTCTCCATGTTCTTTCAATTTAGTATATGTATGCTTATCTTTCATACCTTGACAATATAGGACGATTACCTCAAAAAGTCAATACGAGAGATCTAAAAGATTTCTATTTTATATATTCTAAACTAAAATCGTAATTCTTTTTTTCAATCAACAAATAATAAGCTAAAGGGGTTCCTTTTTTTATTGTATGCTCACCCTTTAATTTATGCCAAAACATTTGAATGTTTAAAAAATTATCGCCTTGAAGGAGACCTGGCGCAACAGTAAAAATATCCTCATCATTATACGGAACCGAACCTACTAATAAATAGTAGTTTTTTGGTATAGATACTTTCCAGGGGCTTTGTATTTTAACAATCGTTTTTAATGTATGTTCGGGCATTGGTTTAAAAATGTCCATTTGTTCTGGAGGATGACAAGAGACGTAATCTGATAGAATATCTCCTCGAAAACCTTGCTTTTGATTGTGAGGAGTTGTGACAATAAAAGACTCCCTATCTCCGTTAGTTTTAATAGAGATATCTTGATAAGATCTGTGAATCCAACCTTTTTCTAAAAGACTAAATATACCCGGACACCTTATAGTTTTATTTATATTCTTTTTATCTTTGTAGTAGGCATATGCCTTACCAATCCACTTAAAGTCTTTTGTTGATATTTTTTTTATAGGGTATTGCTCTAATACCTCTGGTAATAAACATTGAAATTTTATCATTCTGTATTAACTTGACAATATAGGAGAGTTACCTTAAAAAGTCAATATGGGAGTTCCGAAGAGATTAACAGAAATGCAGAAAAGATTCGCCGAGTATTTAATATTTGGTGGACCTGACGGACCTGTATCAAAATCTGAAGCAGCAGAGCTCGCGGGGTATTCACCAAAGAGATCCCGTGTTGAAGGAAGTGAATTAACCAATCCAAGACTATCCCCCTTAGTCGTACAATATATCGGTAAATTACAAGATGAACGTTTACAAAAACATGAAGTTAGTTATTCAAAACATATTGCTGAATTGGATAGAATTAAACAAGCAGCTTTAAAAAAAGGTTCTTTCTCTTCGGCCGTTAATGCGGAAGTAAGTCGAGGAAAAGCAGCCGGATTATATATAGACAGGAAAATAATAAAAACAGGAAAATTAGAGGACCTGACAGAAGAACAACTAACAGCAAAAATGAAACAAATTTTAGACGACTACGCGCCTCTTTTAAACATAAAGACTGTTGAGGGAGAGACAACTGAGACACCTAAATCTTCGTCACCTTCTTTACCCACTGTCGAGGAATCATCGTCCGATCACCAAAAGTAATACCATCTTCATCTTTATCGTAAGACGCAAATAATTTAATTGACTTCCTATCTTTAGAATATAACCAACCTTCATTAACAGGTTTTGCCAGTGTCATCTTATCAAACTCTTTATCGGTCGCCCAGCCAGAATCACTGGTACAATCTATCCATTCTACCCTAACTCTTGGGTAAGGGATATCCGGACCATCTGTGGTTATTACTCTTTTTCTTCTCTTCCTAGGCATATTTTCTTATAGCTCTAAAATCTATATATGTATGTAAAAAAAAATGAAAAAAATGAAAAAATGAAAACGTTCGCGCGTAGGCAATCTGAAGTATTGTACACTTCTGTCGCAGGTACTCTGAAAAGTGACAAAATAATCTGTCACATGACACTTTTTTTTTGCAAAAAGTGTCTACCCTAAAGTCATATATACCAACACTTCTAAGCCAAAGTGAC